TAATCAAGCAACCGTTTAAGAGCTTCCCTGGGAAACATTCCCTCGCCCTGGTAATCCGTATCTGCTCTATTACCATAAATAAAATTTGCGGAGTATTGTGTATAAATTGTTTTTTCCTTACGTTCCTGGTACTCCTTTATTGTGCTTAGAGCGTATGCAACGCAAGCACCCACACTGCCCTGATTCTTAATCTTAGTTATCTCTGGTATATGCTCCTCCGGATACGCTCCCATCGGTATTACCTTTGCTACCGGATAATCTCGGTAATCATGTACTGATGGTATTGCACCAAAAGTATACACAAGTTATCACCATCCTTTCATTTTTGGCATAACAAAACCGCCCCGATTTTGGAGCGGCTTTGTGTCGCATAATGTACCTACTGTGCAGTTAAAACACAAACTGCGGCTATAGTTATTCAACAGCAAGCCACCTAAATGTGGCGCCCTCTTCTCGCCATGTTAGGTTCAATTTAAAAGCACCCTGTTTAACATAAACACTTGACCCGTCAAGTGTTGATTCTACACAGTTTGTACCATCTGTACGTACATAACTTGTAGTGCTTACATCAGCGTTATAATACGCAGAAGACTTAATATAATCAACTCTAATTAAAAGTAGTGCTCTTGGATAAAAACTCAAACCGCTAACAGTAACATTATAGGGACTTGATGATACTACAGCAGTCCCAGTTGCAATTCTTTTTGCACTTCCAGTTACTCCAAAAATATTTTTCCCTGCAAGAATATTTGCTGCAACCAAATCAGCATCCCCAGCAACTTTGCTGCCATTTGCATAATACCCTTCCAGAGCTTGTTCACTTATGCCTGGCGTAATTATTTTTACGCCATTGTTCGTCATTGTACCTGTTACTAACCCTTCTTCTGTACCAATCGTTTTTCCACTTAATACATCATTTACTTGGGCTGTTCCGTACTCACCCCCTTCACCCAGTAATTGAAAAACCGTTCCCGTATAAACAAGGTGAAGTATCTGCCCTGCTTTAATATTGCCAGCCGCTAAATCGTTACCATTGCCTTTTTTAATCGCAACTGCACCAATGTTATTAATATTTAATGTGCTTACCCCCGTATTAGCGTTAGCAAATTTTACTTTTATACTTAATCCCTCTGTAAGTGCTGCAATGCCTTCTTTTACTACTGCGTAAGTGTCAGTTCCGCTTGCAGTTGCAAACGCCATTTGTGACACATAATCATTCAAATGCGACTCAACGGTCTGCGTAAGAGCTGTAATATTAGTGGTGTTTTCGCTTATAAGATTAAATAAATTGCCTGCAGTTTCCTCGTCTAGCACATCTTTTATATTTGCAAACCAAGTATCCCAGTCTGCCTGATTACCGGTCAACGCTGCAGTAAAGGCAGAATCGAATTGCACAAACCAATCCGATGTATCCGGCCGTATTAAACTGCTCACAAGTCCGCATACTGTGCTATCTATCCTGGTATCGGTAATCATAGCCTGTGTTATCGCTGTGATCCCGGCGCCGATGGCTACAGTTGCTATGCCTAGATCATAATAATCAGCATTACGCACTATCGCTGGAGCTGTTGGAGTGCTTGCAGGAGTGCCTTTAATTACAACCAAATTGATAGATCTTGCTAACCTGCTCCAACGTACAACAATACGATCAATTCTGTTCAGTACGCCATCGGCTGGGTCAAAGACAAGCGTAAAATTATCACTATTGTGGTAGGCGTACCCGTTTATCCACGCACTACCAGCCGAGACGGTTACGTTCATCCCCGCATCTTCTGTAACCTGTAGTTGAGTGCCTGCAGGATATACTCCGTTTGTTATCAGCTTTGCAAAATGAGCCGCAATATCCTCTGCCTTATACTTTCTATCGCCTGTTACCGAGTTAAAAAATGTACTTTTTTCAGCCAATTCTCATCACCCTTTCGTACCCAAATGTCAATTCAAGCACCATTCCACCGTTTTCATATATTTCCTTGATTTCTGTTATTCTTGGTTGCGTAATTATTCCTAAGTCTCTAACCTCTACTATATCTCCAAGATCATAATCGGATTTGTATTTAAGATTGCCGTTAGGGTCAACGATAGATGTAAAAGCTTCTGTTGTTTTGTTCTCAGCCAGTTTTTCATTACCCCGCTGTGCAAGCATGAGTAGTTGCGTGGGTTCGTCTATTGGGTCTAATGCTGCCCCTGGGCCTATGTCTCTGGCATCCACATACATTTCGTGCCTGTCTAATCCTATTGCTGTTCCTATTGTCGTGGTCAGCCTTTCCTCCCCTTCACCTTGCCCGGCAATAAGAGCGACATTTTTGTACTCTTTTTTATCGTACGCATACTCAGAAGATAAAACATTTTCAAACTGCCGCGAGAATATTGCCCGAGGATTTGTTGACTGCGAAGAAGTGCGGTTAAGCCCCTTGTAGACCGAGAAAATCTTATCCGGAAACGATATATTAAGACCTAAGCCGGCAAACTCTGCTATTGCTGAGACTTCTTCAAGCAAATTGCCATATGAGTTCTGGTAGCCGATATTGCCAGTATAACCCTGCGCCGCTGCCACTGTTATCCCAAGCGTCCTATCTCCTGCAGTATTATCTATTACAAGCTGCCGGATCACGTTTTCGGCAGCAAGCCTGTAAGCAGCTAATCCCCAAAGGATACGCCTTGACAATAAACTCAGCATTAACCGGCCGTGCACTTCCGCCATGACGCCCTGATCCGGTGCCTCGGTGATTATCACACTTTCTATAACGCCAGCTTCACTGCCGTTCTTAACAATGTTTTCCGGCACAAGCAGAGTATTATAAGGGCAATGTAATTCAAATTGTCCTGCGGTGGAATATCGCCTTAACCACTGCATGGAACTGTATTTTTCGATTATACCTAAAGGAGGCTGAGCTGGACATGTTCGTTCCAGCTCAGGAGTGTAAACTTCAAACATTTTTACACCCCCAAATAAGCCATGTCGTAGTAGATTGTAACTTCAATATTGTCCGTTACAGTAGCATCATATCTCAGTAAATTATCACCTACATTAAGCTGCAGCCACGTGCTCCCAGCGTCAACAGAGTTAAAAACATTCGTTGTTACGCCGTTACGTGTCAGCTCCGCTCTTTTTTGTCCGTATCCCGTGGAGACTCGGACAATATCACCCGTATTCAGATCAATTGTTAGAGATAAAGATTCTTGTGTTTCTACGTTGATAACAGACGGGTTAGAGGTGCTTCCTATCGCTCTAAACTCAATCATCATACCCGTTTCTACTTCCCCATCGTTAATGACGTTCACGATCAGGGATGGAGAACGATAACCGAATTCTACACCATCCTCTGGTATTTCTAACTCAAATTGAAAAGCGGGCACCCATAAAGCGATATCAATTACGTTCTGACGGTTACCGTCTCCTTCGCGCCAAAAAGGGTAAGGACAATAAAATTCAACTTGGAATTCCGGAAACTTGCCATCCCTAGATATGGCTGGAGCCTTTTGTATCTCGCAAGGAATATATCTGGTTATGTTACCGTTACCGTCAGAATATATAAGCTTGCCAGAGTGCTTTGGGTTTATCACGCTAAGCAATTTTCGCCTGGCTACAATAGGGTTATTGCATATCTGTCCTTCAACCGTGATAAAACGTGCTTGGAGGTTTTTCCCTGTCAAACTTTCCCCGTCCTGCCCTGCTCCTTTAATTGTGTAGAGGTTGTTTTCTATGCCATCAAGCCCATCCGCATTATTCCACCAGTAACTAGAGAGACGCTTATTGGTAGTAAAAAGGATTTCTGAACCGGTATTCGATATATATCTTAGTTTTTCTACGCTTCTCATGCCCAGTTCAGCCTCCTCATTGCGTTTTTGCTTTCTCTCGCTATCTGTGATGGCGATAACGGCGTTGGGGAGTATATATTTACAACCTGGCTAACTCCCATCTTTCCGTTTCCACTACCGCCCGAAGCGTTCCCCGATATACTATAATTACCACTTACTGTAGGTATAGCATCTTGTATATTCCGAGCGACAGACCTCATTTGGTCCGCAAATCCCACTCCTATACCCTGCGCCATGTTTCCCCCTATGCCAGCAAAAACAGTAGATGGAGAATGTATTCCTAACACACCTTTTACGTTATCTACAATTCCTCCAACAAAACCAGACACCTTATTCTTGATCCAGCTCGCCATTGATTTTATACCGTCCCACATTCCTCTTACGATGTCCTTCCCGATGTTTACAAAATCATTAAATTTGTTTTTTATCGGTTGTATGATGCTGCTGTCTATCCACCCACCTACCTTATTAAGCACTTCAATAAAACCATTCGAAAGCCCGACAATCAATTGTTGGATGAGTGCAGCAGCTGCTACTAATAATTTCGGCGCATTTTCGACCAGGGCATTAACCAGTGATATAACGATAGCTGGCACTTTTTCAATCAACCTCGGTAAAGCGTTTATCAGCCCCTCCGCAAGAGCAACGATAATCGCTATTGCAGCATCAACAAGCATATCAATATTGTCTATAAGTGTCTCAACAATAGTAATAACAGTCTCGACAATTGCAGGTATAAGTTCTGGCAAAGCGTCTATTAAGCCGCTTGCTAATGCCATTACAAGTATAAGCGCACCATTTATTATTAATGGCAAATTATCTATCAATGCATCGACAATTGTCATAAGAGCCTCTACTGCTACTGGTATAAGTTGTGGCAAAAGTTTTAAAACTGTATCTAAGACTTGACGAAACAGTGTTGTCACAGTATCCAATAGAGTCGGCATAAGATCACTAAAAGCCGTTAAAATTGCATCAAACGCAGCGGGAAGGGCATTAGTCAAGTTCTTTAATATTGGTACTATATTTTTCACAACCGTTTTAAAAGAATCTACAAGATTATCAGTTAAATTTTTCATGTTGGCATCGTCCCTGCCAAGACCTACTATCAGGTTGTGCCATGCTGCCCCCATTGCCTTTGTCGACCCTTGTATCGTTTCTTCTGCTTCTAATGCGGTTGTGCCAGCGATACCCATACTTTCCTGCATAACGTGGATTGCCTCTACCACATCCGCATAGGATGATATATCAAACTTAACGCCGGCAATTTTACCGGCATCAACAAGCAGACGCTCCATCTCGGATTTTGTGCCACCGTAGCCAAGTTTCAGGTTGTCGAGCATGGTGTAATTTTGTTTACTAAATCCCTGATAAGCGTTTTGAATCGACCCCATATCCGTGCCCATCTTATTGGCGTTCCTTTATACCCCCGATTTCTCGGTATTTAAAAAGACCTACGATTTCTCGCAAGTCTTAGGGAGTAGACTATATCATGTTATATAAATTCAAATTTGTGTCCTTTATGGATACCCCCGTGATTGCAACTTCTTGAAACTTCAGATTTTGTAAATCCGTCTTTTACCGTTTCAATTAGAGCACCATAAGTTTTTTGTTCTCCGGTAATAATATCTGTCGATTTCACTTTTTTGGCTTTCCTGCTTTTTGATCCAAACTTTCCATAATTTGGATGATTTTCTCCAGCAATGTGATTTATTAAGCCGTTTTTATAAGCGTGAATTGTGTTTTCTTGAGCACTCACCCATTCTAAATTATCCATAGAATTATTTAATTTATTGCCATCTATGTGGTTAACTTGTAGCAAATTGTTCGGATTATCCATGAAATGAGTAGCTATTAACCTGTGTATATAGACTTGTTTTTTCTTCCCTTCAACAGCTAAGGTTATTCTATAATATCCATTAGGTGCTATGTCGGGGTTTAAAACTTGTCCTTTCCACGTTCTTGTTCTGCCCAAAGAATCAGTTTGTGTTCTGTCCTTACTTTTCACAATACCATCGCTTGAAATCTCATAATATCTTTCATATCCAAAAATACCTTTAAACATTATAATATCACCTTCCTTATAGGTGTATTATATCACAAATTTGTTATTAATACAACCGCACCGCTTCCCATTACGTATCAGTAGTAATGGTACTTCCGTTAGGAATAGTCGTTACACCTTCCACTTTCGTGGCTTGGCACGGGATTGTCATGCTACTTTTAAGTAGTTTAGAGTTCCCCCGTTAGCACATACTGATTTTTTGTTTATGTATGCACACCCTTGATAAGGTTCAATGCGTTTTAATCGGACAATTTGTTTATCCGACATGTCCGTAATTGCCATATCTGCGTAACTTACCGCAGCCTCCGTGTCTCCTCCTAATGACTGGATAAGGCTCGCGGAAAACCCTGTTACAGTCTCCATATAGTCATTAGCAGATAGCCCTGCGGTTTTATAGGCATTTGCTGCATATTCTTGTAGATTCGATGACGAATCTTTAAAGAGCGTATCAACACCGCCGACAAGCTGCTCATAATCGCCAAACGCCGATATTACTTCTTTTCCCAACTTTGCGGCAGCGGCTCCGGCAGCGACAACAACTGCACCTATCGCAACGGCAGAGGCTTTCATTACCCCACCAAGCTTTTCAAACCTTGCTCCGCTGTCATCTGCAGCCTTGCCGGCATCGTCAAGCGCCGCTTCGTTATTTTTGAGTTCGCGTTCCATTTTGTTAAGACCAGCGGTGGCAAGATTCACCGCCTGTTGATATTTCTGCGTCTGTGCATCGTTTTCACCATACGCAGTTCTTGATTTTTCAAGCATCGCTTTGAGTTCGTTCAGTTTGTTCTTTTGAGCGTCGATCTGCTTGTTTAATACCCCGTTTTGTGCAGTCAGGTTCTCTGCGGATTTGTCATTGCGCTCATATGCAGACGTGACCGCCTTCATTTCTGTGCCCATTGTTTTTAGGCTTCTGTTTATGTCAGCTATTGCCTTTTTAAACTCCGCTTCGCCCTCTATACCGACCTTCGGTCCAATATCATACGCCATATTGTCACCTCCTTGTAGCAATTGTCAAAATTCGTGCTATAATTAGATAAAAAGGGGGGTTGCTATTGTGCTTTGTCCAAAATGCAATTCTAATAACGTCAATGTCGTCATGGATACATCACAAAAAATAAAAAAATCTGGTTGTTTGTGGACGCTTGGGCGCTGGTTCCTTATTCTTTGTACGGCTGGGTTATGGTTACTGGTGCCAAAAAGGATTGGCCATACAAAATCAAAGTCAGTTGCTTTATGCCAAAACTGCGGCCATAAGTTTAATCCTTAGGCTAAGTCCGGTATCATTTCCATGTCATCTGCTTCTTTTTTCTGCTCAGCACCGTTAAAAATTTGATAACAAGCAATCATATCCCCTAGTTCTCCGAAGGGCATACACGCCAATTCGTGACGGGGGATATTTAGCATCCTGCCATAAAAATCAAACCACGCAAAACTTACTTGTCCTGCGTGGTTTTTGCGTTTTTTGGGTCTTGCTCAACCTCGACTTCTCTCTTCATCCCTGCTGTCATGGCACTGAGCAATGTTTCTTTTATGTCTGTAAAATCCACAACACCCATAACTACTTCCAACTCTTCTTTGGTAAGGGCTTTAATGTCCTCACCGTCCATAACCTTTTTATAAGCTACGCCCTGTTCGATTAAGAGGGCTAAAATCCATGTAGCCTCATCCATCATTTCGTCAAGTGTTTTGTTATCAAAAGCCTTGTCAATGTTAGTTATATCTCCGTACCTCTTGGCCACTTCTTTAGCAGCTTTCACGGAAAAATTAAGCGGGTATTTTCTACCCGCTATTTCAATTTCAGTTATTCTACTCATGCAGTCACCTCAATATAAAGCTCAAGGATATCAGAGTTTGCTTTGCCGCCAGCGATGCAAATGGCCTTAATGCAGGTGTTAGACGGTTTCGCAAGTTCAATGGGGTCTGTGTATTCCGTTCCGTTTGTTGCGGAAGGAATAGTGCCATCATCGGTGTAGTAAATTGTTCCTGCTGCTTCGGTTGTGGTCAACGTTACTTCCTGAGCCACGGTATAGGTTCCGCTTGCTACGCTGGACATCACGGGCGCGGCTTTTGCGGTAATTCCAAGGCACTGTTTGATGTACGCCTCTGCATCCGCTTCGGTGTCAACGGTCACTTCGGATTTCCACGCGTGTTTGGGGCTGTCATCACGCATGATTGTTCCCTCGATGGTAGGTGTCTGCCATTCGATTGTCTCGCCCTGAGTAGTCGCCGCATCTTCCGGGATGTTAAACTTGATTTTGCGGAGGAAAACCGCGCGATATTTATACGCACCGCTTACCTTTTTCTTGATGATAATACCAAACCCCAAATCGGGGGCAGTCATATCATCGTCATATACCAGCTCGGTAACGTTTGTGTTGCTGCCGACTGTGATTGTCCTTGCGGTAATTCCCAAAATTGCCGCAGAGGCCGTCTGCGAAATCTCGTCTGTCGTAACGCTCATCGTGCCGCCACCGAACGAACGGTCGCTTTCCGCAATGCTGTTATCTGCGTAAAGATTGTTGTCGTCTCCGCTCTCGATTTTAGAAGAAAAATCAATTGCTTTTGCAAATACAGCGCCGCCAGTGTATGTGACAACGCCATCCGTGTTGACATAAATACCGTAATAAGGGCGGCTCACTCCGATTACTGCCATATTATTACCTCTTTTCTAAAATTTTATTTTACATATTCCCAAGTATACCCGTAGGCGGTCTTGCGGCTACCGTTGCAAGCCGAGCCAATGTGGCTATAATCACTCAAGCCCAACACTTCAGCAGCTTCAGACCTGCAGCCATAAACCACGCCAGTTTCAATGCACCTAACGGCCTTAGCTTTGGGGTTCTTGATCCCCGTCATTCCATATTGAGGGTGTTTTTCCCCACTGTTAATTTCGCTAAGTCTTTTTTTCGCCTCAGGCGTTAAACGCTTCCCGAGCATAGGCGACGGCTTCCCTTTGCGTAAGCTTCCCAACCACGCCCGCGCCTCTTCGGACGCAAATCTTTTCTTTCCTGCCTCGCTCATTCTTCGCCTTGTTTCAGGCGGGTGTGTTTTACCATAAAAGCAATTGTTTTCTCCACTATGAGCTTCACTTAATCTTTCTTTGGTTTCTGTTGTGTGTCTTCCGCCTTTGAAGCCGCTTTCACCGCCGTCAGATAAGTTATATCCAACACCACCTTTTGCGGCATTACATCTCAAACTAGCTATTGTTTCAACTTCTTTTTGGTATGCTGCTTTTCGTGTCAGACCAGAGTGGGCAATCTCGCGTTTAATATTACTCCATCCATATTTCAAAATTGCATTATATACAAACGGTTGATTATTATATCCAGATCCGCCCTTCCACCTATTTTCGGCCGGTTCTCGGCATTGCCCAACATAATGTTTGCCGTTCGGAAACGTAAACACATATACGCAATAATTGCCCTCACTCATCACTGGTCACCTCACTTCATCATTTTTTTTGTTTCCTCGTCTATGACTTTTCTCATAGCCTCGATAGCCTGTTTTTTCGTTGCATTTACAGCGGGTCGGACAAACGGACGTTTCTGCTGTCTTGTGGATCCGCTTTCAAGCACCCGTGCTTTTAACTGATTAGCAATGCCATCTCGACCGTAGCCGTCAAAGCCAATTTTTGCATTCCAGTTGCCATCTTTATCGCGGCTAATCGGTGTAACGCCGAAAGAATCTACCAAGTCACCCGTTGCCTCTGGAGATAATACACCCTCAAGATTTGATTTAATCTTGTCAGCCACAACTTTTGCGCCTTGATAAATAGCTTTTTTTGCTATCTCCTCTGATCCTGTCGCAAGCCGGGATAATTTAAGGGCATAATCGTCACCGTTCTTAAAACTGATTCTTGCCATGTCACCACCCACTAACAGAAAACGCCCACTCGTAATGTATAAAGCGGGTATCTTTCTCGTACTGCACCGAATTTAGCCGCCAAGAGATATGACCATTGTTTAGAGCGTTCTGGATTTTCTGCACATTCGCATCGTTTTCCATTTTGGTGAAATAGTCTATTGTACCCTCTATCGCTTGTTCCTGCATCTTCCCGTCTGCCCATACAGAATCAGCCTGATTATCCTCTGCCCACACAATGTACTGATCAGTCTTTTGGTGAGCTTCATAGTGGCTGACGTTATCCGTAACCGTTAGTAATGCATTTTTTATTGCGTTAAGGCTCATCCGGATCACCTTCCTCTGGTTCCGGTTCGTCCGGTTCCTCTACGACTTCCGGTTGATATATGTCATAGACAGCTGTTAGTTCTTCGAGCGTGATATCCATAACAGGCGGGTCAACGTCCTCGGGGTACTGAATCAGCGATATTCGGTACTGTTTTCCGTCGTTCGGGATTGCCACGTCCTGCGCCGATATGTCCCGTAATCGGGGACAACGCAGGACGTATCTTACTTCAACGTTTGCCTGCAAAGCTGTATAAAAGCGTGTCAGTCCGACTGTCCGCTCATGATAGCGGAGCGTCCGTTTCAGTGTCAGCTTTTCCTGCGGCATCCCGCCTGGCTCCGCAATATTCGATACAGCGTAAACGGCAACAACACCATCGTTAAAGCTCTGCGTTTTCTGCGGCATAGGCTTCAACCTCCTTCTGTATCTGGAGGGTTAGCAGTTCCGGGAGATAGTTTGTCTGGAACTCATCTAGGGCATTTGAACGCACATAGCGACAATAGTCCATCAGTAATTCACGGGGTTTGTCCTCCACCGTATAGTCCAGGTCAGCACCGGCAACACTATCCAAGTATTTCATTCCTCTGGCAATAATGCCGGAGAGTTTTTCATCTCCGGCCTCGTCCGTCCAAGTTATATCGAGGTAATTACGGACTGCCTCCAGCAGCCCTTCAGGCAGTGCCATTTTTACATCATCTCCTCCCCCTCTTCCGTCCACATCTCCCCGCCCAGCACCCCATCCAGCTCCGTGCTCGGCGAACGATACACCGTCACCTCATCCAGCTCCGCTATATCCGGCACTAGCACCTCCGCATATGCCCTATGCACTAATGCCATAGTGCCA